GCAGCGGGTTTTTGGCGACCACGCGGCCCCAATGCTCAGCCATGTCCTGGATCAGTTCGGTCTTCTGCTGCTCGCTGATGCTGAACTCAAACGTGCAGAACTCTTGACCGCCAAACAGCACGGCCAGAATAATGCGCTCGACGCCATGCACAGCCGCCTCATGGATCAACTGAGCCATATCGTCGGACGGGATGATGTTGGCCTCGACATCGAACCGGCTGCGCTTGTGCGAGTTGTAATTTTTGGCCTCGACCAGTGTTTTCCCGTCGGTTGTGATGAAGTCAAAATGCGATTTCAGCCACGTTTCCTTCGGGTGCGTGAGCGAATAATCGGCGTCCTGTAGCTCAAGGCCCAGGCGGGACGTAACCAACTGACCGATCACCGGCTGCATGGTGTGGCCCATCTGTACGGCCTCGACATCCGACAGGTCTGGCCGATCAACCAGGCCCAATTTCTGCATGATGGCCTCATTGGCACGACCAGTCGCGGCCATGCGCGAGTCACCAGACCACCACGCGCCATTTCGTACTGAGGGATCAAAGTCGTTTCTGTCATTAGCCATTGTCGTTAACCTCTTTTGATTCAAATCCGCGAGCGTCAGGGCCACAGGCACCATTCGGCAGGCGAGCCACATTGCAATACAACACGGAAGGTTCGCCGGTTACGGGTGATCGTTCGCAAAACTTGGTGCATTTTGAGAACTCACCCTTCTCGACCACCCATTCACAGTTCACACAATATTTCATGGTGACACCTCAAAAGGGCGGGTTAGGTAACGTGACAGGGCGCGTCGGGCATAGCTCTTTGATGCCGCGCCGCCTCATCCATGCGAGCGCGTGAATGCGTCTCGCGTCCAGGTGAGCCAGAGCCATGCGCTCCGCGAGGGTGCGCGTAGCCTGGGCGGCTGGCACAGGGTAAGAAATTCGGGTTCGGACAATCTGAAACATATGTACCTCGGGTTAGGAAAAAAAGGCGAGTGTCAGTCCTCGCCTAACGGTGGTGTACTAGCAAACAATCAAAACAACCACGGACAACACAACACTCAACACGATCAAAAACGAAATGAGCCACGGCAACAGCATGATGCCCCACGCCAGAATTTCCAAATCGAAGCGCTTCACGGGCGCGACTCCGGCCACGTTACGATCAGCACTAGGAACCCAACGACAACAGCCGCGATTCCGGCCATCCGTATTAGGTCATCCATGCTGCACCAGTCCGGCCTCGCGTAACAGGCGCGTGGCTTGATCGTGCGCGTCTGGCGCGTTGGCTTCGTAAATCTCGCACAGCGCGTCTAGCAGCACAGCGGCCTGACGTATCGCGCCGTGCTCTGATTGCGAGAGCGCGTAGGTGCGATTGATGACGCGCAGCCTATTGGTGAGGGGTGATGTGGTCATAAATGCTCCAGAGTTAGGTAAAAAATGGGACGCTCACAACGTCCCAAGCTGACAATTGGCAAGTCCAGTCTATCCAAGGCAATGCGAGAGTCAATACTCATGCACTGGCGCGCCATGCTTGGCGGAAAGAGCCTCCGCCCATGCGATAGCGGCCTCACGATTGGTAAAGTCCCATTCGTCGGGAATGTCAAAATTCCCTCCCTCATCATTGAAGGTGCGAAGGTAGACGCACCATCCGGTGGGGGTTTCCTCTACCGCGTCGCAGTAATGGTCGCCTTCGTCATCGCTGATGAAAGAATGGATACATACGCATTCGATAGGTGTCATGGTGTCCCCCTTATGCCGCTTCGGCAATTTCTACAGCCGCGCCGCCGTTGATGAAGTCAGCCGCTTTCTGAGCCAGTGCAGCGGCCTTAAATATCGCTTTATTGTCATCGCGGCAAGCCTTTAGCCATGAGCCAATGTAGCCAGCATGGCGTAACTCACCGGCGATTCGATGGTCAGCGCAAAGGTAGGCGGCTGTTAGCTCAGCAACCAATTCCTCAAAGGCATAGGCCGGATTCCCGAAACGGCCGGCTGAAAGGTTGCGGTCTAGGCGGTGCTTGGCGCCAGTCCAATGACCTAGTTCATGGAAGGCGGTCGCATAATAGCTATGCTCGCCGTTAAAGGCGCTTTTGTTAGGCAACTGGATACGATCAACCGAGGGCGCATAAAAGGCAGCGTCGCCGCCGTGGCTGATGGTGGCTCCGGTGGCTGCTATGGTCGCCTCACAAGCTTCGATAGCGTTGAATGCTTTGCCCTGGTCGTTAGGCGCTGAAATTGTCACCCCTTCAACCTGGGCAAGATTGAAAACCCAAAAGGGCTTCAGCAAGGCATAGGTTGATTCCTCACCGGTCGCCTTGTCTTTCTTGCTCACCACTGGCTTGAAAAACACGCCTTGCACCGCTTTCTCGCCTTTCCGCACTTGACCGCCCATTGTCTGCCATTGATCGTAAGAGGCCCAAAAGGGAGAGCCATAGCCACGGATCATGCTGTGCATACCGAGCAGCAATCGGTTAATGCCTTTGTATGGTTTTCCGGTAGTGATGTTTCTATCGGCGGTGAAATCTGCAACCCAAGGTTTAACCCAAGGTGCAGCGCCCTTTTCAAGCTCAGCGACAATGCTATCGGTTACTGATTGATAAATAGTGTTAGACATTGTAGAGACTCCGAAGTTAGGTAACGAACGGCTGTATTATATATCTATCTTCTCTATCTGCTAAAACCTATCTATTTGTTATAACCTTATACATGACCTGATATATCTATCACATAGAAATAGAAGGTTGTAAGAGTAAGAGGCTATAACCTTCGAAGGTTATATGACCTTCGTAGGTTATTACCTTCGTATGTTCTATTTCTTATATATATAAAGACAGTAAAGATATACAGACTTTGGATTGTGGGTAATTTGGGGATAACTTACTACTATCTGTCCACAGGATATCCACAACTTATCCACAGGTTATTCACAGGTTATCCACAGGCTCCAAGCATAGTGTATCGATAGCCGTTATCGATATGGGACATGGGTTGACAGCGACAGACAGCGTATAGGCTCACCAGACGCGATATGAGAGGCTCTGGTATGGCGACAGGCAACGATAGCCCCCAGAGCGCGACAGAGGCTCTAATGGCACGACGATGGGTCGCGAGTCCTGGTGGAGCGTGACCCCCAACCGGCTCCCCCCATAAAAAATTTCTGTATTTCTATGTTTCTTGTGTTTAGACTATGTTGGTGTATATAATCTGTTATCTCCTAAGAGGTTACTATGTCTATGGATATTGCAATTGATAAAGATGTACCAGTACCAAATAAGAAAAGAGGTAAGAAATATCCATACGAGAATATGGATATAGGTGATTCATTTGTTGTGAGTAACCTGGGGATACAGGTGGTATGTAACTTGAACTACCGTGCTAAGAAGAAGCTGAACCGTAGCTTCATTGCTCGCACGGAGGAGGGTGGTGTAAGGGTATGGAGAACCAGTTAGTCCGATCTGACTTTGCCGGGGAGATCACATTCGCTATGGATGAGATCGCTCAGCTTCGCCAGGAACTGAAGCAGCGGGAGAACATGATTGCCGAACTTCAGATGCAACTGGCTATGATCCATTACGAGAGATGCTTGGATAGCGCAAAGCTGGCCTGATGTACGACAACTCCGCACTTGCTCGCGCTCTGGGCCATCTCTGGCGTATGTTCGACGTTGCTGACCAGGAGCGTGAGATGGCTTGGGCCATTGAGCGTTACGAGTGCCAGAAGCGGTTACGCTCTCTTGTGGAGGCCGCTTGTATGTGCGTCACCAATCAGGAGAAACACGACCTGATGCAGGTGTGGCGAGCCACGATGGACAAAGACGAGCTAGATGCCCTGGTCAAGATTCTCAAGAACAAAGACGCGACCAGAAAGATTCTGAACTGGAAACTAATCGACCCGAGGCACTGATGAACTTTAACCTCAAGCAGTTCTATGCCTTTTGCTCTCAACTTCGGATCGAAACCAAAGAGCATGGCCTCAAGCGCATGGACACGCTGCTTGGAACCCAAACCTATGTGATGGACGAGATTGCCAAAGGACTTGAAGATGACATCCACTTCTTCGTCATCCTCAAGGGAAGACAGCTTGGAATCACAACTATCTCTCTCGCTCTTGACCTGTACTGGCATTTTATCCACAAGGGACTACAGGGAACTCTTACGACTGACACCGAGGAGAATCGGGATATGTTCCGATCCACCCTCGCCATGTACATGGACGGACTCCCCAAGGAATACCGAATTCCCCTGATCGCGCACAACCGCACTCAGATGTCCTTGAAGAACCGCTCTCGCCTGTTCTACCAGGTAGCAGGTCTTCGGGCTAAAGGCTCCCTAGGTCGCGGTAAGGCCATCACCTACCTGCACGGCACTGAGACTTCCTCATGGGGCGACGAAGAAGGCCTGGCGTCTTTGCTCGCCTCTCTCGCTGAACAAAATCCCAACAGGTTGTACCTGTTTGAGTCAACCGCTCGCGGGTTCAATATGTTCCACGATATGTACGTCACGGCCAAGAAGGCCCGTACACAGCGCGCAATCTTCTGCGGCTGGTGGCGCAATCAGTTCTATGCCGCTGATCCGTCTTCCGATGTCTACAAGGTCTACTGGGACGGCAAACTCTCCCCTGAGGAGAAAGAGTGGACGAAGGACATCAAGAAACTCTACAACGTCGAGATCAACAGCCGCCAGATGGCCTGGTGGCGCTGGAAGCTGCATGAGGGCATCAAAGACGATGCGCTGATGATGCAGGAATTCCCGCCCACTGAGGACTACGCCTTTGTCCTCTCTGGCACTAGTTTCTTCAGCATGGCCCGTTGCACGGATGCCGTGAAAGCCGCCAAGAAGCTGAACCCGGACTTCTACCGCTATGCGATGGGCGCTAACTTCCAAGACACCCAGGTCGTGCGCTCGACTGAACGACTTTCCACGCTGACCGTCTGGGAAGAACCTATCGACACGGCTTACTACGTTATCGGGGCAGACCCGGCCTATGGCTCCTCAGACTGGGCTGATCGGTTCTGCATTCAGGTCTACCGCTGCTATGCAGACGGCATGGATCAGGTGGCTGAGTTCGCTACCAGCGAAATGAACACCTACCAGTTCGCTTGGGTGATCGCGCACCTGGCAGGTGCCTACAAGAATTCCACGCTGAACCTTGAAGTCAATGGGCCAGGCCAGGCGGTCATCAACGAGATGAAGAACCTGAAGCGACTCGCTTCATCCTACGGCGGCACGATGGGCCGTGACCTGATGGATGTTTTCGGTTCGATGTCCAATTACATCTGGCGTCGTAATGACTCCCTTGGCGGCATGAGTAACAGCATTGGCTGGTTGACCACCAGTAGCTCCAAGGAGCGAATGCTGAACTACATGAAGGATTACTTTGAGCGTCAGATGATGACGGTCAGGAGCCTGGACACGCTTGAGGAAATGAAAACCATGGTTCGTGATGGTTCAAGCATTCAAGCCTCTGGAAGAAACAAAGATGACCGAGTTATTGCTTCTGCTCTTGCTGTCGCTGCTTTTGCTGAGCAAGTCCAGCCGCGACTGATCCAAATGAAGATCACGCGAGAGATTTCCAAACTCCAGCAGGACAAGACGCCGGAAGAAGTGGCGATGAATCGCACGGTGTCCGACTACCTCAAGCGCATAGGAATACACCCAGATGCTGCCTGATTCCGTCATGCCGAAAGAAGAACTGAAGGCCGTGATGAAACGCTTTTGCGATGACAAGAATCGCGGCATCAGCATCGACCTGTTCTCTGA